AAGAAAACACTAACAGTTTTTGATATTGACGATACCCTATTCACAACGGAAGCAAAGATAAGAGTAAGAAAAAACGGAGAAGTCCAGAAGATACTTTCCAATACAGAATTCAATCACTACAAATTGGATCACTTGGAAGAATTTGACTTCTCCGAATTTCGGGATGCTAAGATTTTCCGTTATACCGCTAAACCTATTCATCCCATCTTCCAGTTAGCAAAAGATAAGATCAAAAACAATACAGAATGCAGTAAGACCATATTGCTTACTGCTCGACAGGATTTTGATGATCGGGAAGTCTTTCTACAGACATTCTATGATCATAATTTCCCGATCCATATGGCCCATGTGGAACGTGCTGGAAACCTATCAAGCAGATATAGAACAGGTGGAAACATATCAAAACTTGCTATAATCAAGAGGTATGTGGACACTCATAAGTTTGAAAGAGTAGAAGTCTTCGATGATTGCATCAAAAACCTGGTCACAATCTCAAAACTAAGACATTTCTATCCCAAAATCCACATGGATATGTGGTTGGTAAAAGGTGAATCTCTGGTCTCTTGGCAGCTGTAAATTACTAAATATAAAGGTAATATAGCTTGTAGAGAGCAGAGATTTAATGATAACAAGAACAAAAGGCGTAGGTTTCTACGGCAAAGTAAGAATACCAACAATCGGACATGCTGCGGTAGTCAATACTGCAAAGGATATTGCAGCAAAATCAGGTGCTAAATTGCACGTGGCATTATCCGGTGCCGATCATCCTCTCCCCAAAGCACTCAAAAAAGAACACGCTCAGGCGTTATTTGACCATCCTGTGGAAACACACCACAAGAGCGTAGTCCATTTCCTTTCCAACATGAGCAAAAATCATGATGACTTTACCCTAGTGGCAGGTCAGGATCGTGCCGAAGAATATAAGGCAATGCTCAAGAAGTGGAATGGAAAGAAAGATTCCCAGGGCAATGTACCATTCCATTTCAAAAAGTGGAGAGTCCATAGCATCCCAAGACAGGATGCAGTTGCGTCAAATCGTGACCCACAAAGAATGTCACCAAAGGAACTTGTCAGTTCAGTTTCAGCAACCAAAGTTGAAGCATTGGCAAAGTCGGGATCATATGATCGTTTCAAGGCATACTATCCTGGTATACATGAAAGACATGTAAAGAAATTATACAACCAGATCAGAACGTCAAATTCTATCAGGGAGTCTCTGGAAGTACCTGCTATTGGCCAGACCCTATCCAGAAAACTCATGCCACAGTTTCCTAAGAAACACGTCAAGGACTTCCTAAAATACCTGGACAATCAAGGTATTGCTCACAAGCAAAAGAATATTGATACCAGCAAACTCAAGTCAACTCAGTCTGAATTTGATGCTGAGAAGATCAACTCCCTAATGCAAAAGAAAGAGGATAACGATGCTATATTGGTATCTAATGATGATCATGTATTGGACGGCCATCATAGGTGGCTGGCAGACCATAACCGTTCCAGAGGACGCACAACTAGCAACGCTCATGTTGTAGACCTTCCTATTCTGGATCTTTTGAGTTTGTCAAAACAATATGTTTCCACACTTAGCGAGGACACAACTAGGAAAGAGTTTGTGCCATTGGTCAAGTCTTTCCTTGAGTTTGCTTGTAGTAAACTAGGCATCCAGAACACACCAAAACTCAAGTTCCAACCAGACGGTGATCGTAGTTTTGGTGGATATGTTCCATCGGATAATAGCATTGTATTGGTGTCAAAGAACAGACACCCTATGGATATTTTCAGAACCCTGGCACATGAACTGGTCCACCACAAACAAAACGAAGATGGTAGAATCGGTGACGTTGCAACATCTGGTGCCACTGGTTCAGATATTGAAAACGAAGCTAACGCAGAAGCAGGAAAATTAATGCGTTGGTGGGCCAAAGAAAACCCACATCATTTCAAAATGTCTTCCCTTGTAGAACACACCGCAATCTTTGTGGTTGGTGGTCCATGCTCAGGTAAAGACAAACTAATCAAACAATTAAATGAAGAATATGGTCTTAAGGAACTCGATGCTCAATACATCTTGAGTGGTAAACCTATTCTTTCTGAGCAGATCATAGTAAATGGATCAGCTGAGAATTTGGAAGATATTGTCAGAATCAATGACATACTCAAAGAAAACAATTATCATACCTCAATGATTTACGTCAATACCACCAATGAAATTTCCAAGTTGAGAAACGAGGAAAGAGAAAAACGTGGTCAGAGAGTGATGAACGAAAGTATCCGCTTTTCCAAATTTATGTCTGCTCAAAATAACATAGAGAAATTCAAGACATTATTCGGAGAAAATATGACAAAGATCAACAACTCAAAAGAAATCAATAAGGATTTTGAGAAACTATTGCAGGAAAACAACTCAAAACCAAAAGACAGAGAATGGGGAACCAAATCGCTTACCAAGATATATTCTAAAGAGACACCTGGATCAACCCAAGCAAGTCTGAAAAAGATGATTGCAAAGCGCGAAACCTTAAACTATACAGATACCAATCCTGGTGACGTGGGTAGTGGTATTGGTCCAACCTATGGTCAGAAATCAGTAGGATTCAGTGGTCTTGCTGAATGGGCATCCAACCCAGAGACCATTGCGAAGTTTGAGAAGCGCTATGGCAACAATGCACAGCAGAAATTGGATGAGGTGGTTGCTCAACTATCAGAAGCAACAACCAAGATCAGCAAACCCAAGTCTTTTTCTAGCATTAGGGAGTCATTTGATAAGGGATTGCTAGATCGCAGGGGTACTGTACCAGATCAAGGACCAGGAAATAGTGATAGTATTGGTGAAGACAGACCTCCCAAGAAATCCAAATGGTATAAACCAAAAGCAAAAAAACAATAAATAAACAACCATGTAATCTCGAAGGATATAACCAAATGTTCAAAAAGAATGATCCACTTGTAGAAGTATCAAAGAAAATAATGCAGGAAAACGAAACCAGAAGACAAGTGGTACTTTTGGTTAATGAATCCTTGGGAATAGAAGACAAAAAGGTTCTACCAAGAGAACTTTTTGCAGAATACGATACTATCCTGGCAGAAGCACAATCAGTTGCTTTGAAGGAAGGTATTGATAGGGTCCAGTTGGATGAAGTTTCTCTAAAGAAAGCAATTGCTGCTTACAGAAGTTCTTCCGAAGGAGAGCATTGGAATAGAAATGATTATGAAGGAAATGATAAAGCAGCAAACGCATATCGCAAGCAGAAGAATAAGTTTAAGTCATACATCCATAAAAAGGGTGGTGATAAAGCAGTTGGTGATGCTGAAAAAGGTGCGAAACAGGATATAGAAGGTAAGAAATATAGTAGCTATAGTAATGATACAATTTCAGCGCGCAAAGACGTTCTTGATAAAGAAAAAAAGAGTGGTCGTTGGGGAGTATTTTCAAAAGGACCAAAGAAAGGTCATTTGAAGCAAGCTGGTGAACATAAGAGATATATGAAAGTAACCCATGACAGTGTTATGAAAGATGCCAAGAAAAAGGTAAATCTTCCCGAATCCGAACAGTTGGATGAAGTGACAATCAAAGCTATTGTTAAGAAGATTGCAAATGAATTACCTTCAAGAAAGAAAAAAATTGAAGACCTAAACCGTCGTGCTATGCAGAAACCTACAGTCAAAGGTTGGGCAAATGCACAGAAGCGTGTCAATGCAGCTGTGAACGAGGAACAGTTGGATGAAGAATTTAAGCATGTCAAGGTAGCAAAAAAAGGTGATGTAGAAAAAGCATATAGACTTGATCGTGGTGACAGAAGAATTGATATTAGAAAACATAAAGATGGTAGTTGGGTAGCAGATTCTAACTTTGGTCATACCGAATCTGATGGTAATGATTATCACAGCTCTGAAAAAGACGTTAAGAGAGTTTCTACACCAGCCAGACGTGCAATTAAATCTGTAATGAAAGGCGCTAGGGATCAAAGAGATGCTATTAAAGACGAATTGGATGAATCTGTAAGAACACCTCTACCAAAGGTTTACAAGAAAAAAGCAATAAAGGAAGATACCTCAATTGAAGCAATCAATGAGGAAATCTATGATAATCTCCTAGCAAATCTAATTGAAGCATATCAGTCTAGTGAAGATGCTTTCAATGACATGGTTGATTCTCTTACTGAGGAACAATTGCAAATCTTGGGTTTTACGGAGGGGATTCAGTAAGTCCTGAGTCCCCCGACCAATTGAATGAAATGGGAGTTAGACCAACTGGTGGTTCGACAATGGGAAGACCAGTGCCAAAACAAGCTGCTCAAAGTCCTGTGGCAATTGGTCCAGGAACTGCACCTACTGCACAAAGAACAGCAAGAGAAGCAGCAGCGAAGGTACTTCAGGGTTCAGGTAACAATCCTCAGAATGCACCATATAGAAATGTAGCACCAAGACCTACTCAGTCAATGGATAATTATGTAAGACAAGATGCTAAGATTCCTATTAAACCTTTGGGACCAAATGCAAAAGTTTCTGATCCAGGACCAAATGCAAAGGCCTCTCTAGGTAAAGGTTATGATGTGAATGCACGTACCCAAAATTTACCTGTTCAAGGTCGTAATCAAAGTATGTTAGTGAAAGGTGTAAAACCTTTGGATACAAACAAAAAGGTAACACCTTCTACTAGTACTGTCACACCAATGATTACAAGAAAACCTGCTCAGCAGGAACCAGTGCAGACTTCTACACAACCAACTGCTACAAATAATGCACCTGCACCAAAAGCCAGACCAGCACCAGTGTTAGGTAGTGGTGCTAATCTTCCTGGTTCAACGACAGGTGGTGGAACACCAGAAAGTGCATTCGTAAACAAGAAAACAGGAATTGGTTATAGAGCTTCACAACAAGGTCTACCAGGTGGTCCTTCAGGTCAAACACCAGAAAGATCAACTGGTAATGATACAGCAGCAGGCAGCTCTGGAAATGATAAAATTTCTAAGGCACCAACACCTGCCGCAGTGAAACCGCGTCCTAGACCACAAGCAAGACCTGCGGCACCAGCAAAAGAAACAACAGGTGACATTATGAACAGAATGTGGGTGAAGGAATCATTTGAAAGTTTCCTGAGAAACAACTTTCTTAAGGGTTAGATATGGAACACTCAAAACTAATACAAACTATCAAGAAGGTGAGTCTTAATAGACTAAACGAAAACTATAAGGTTACCAAGAAAAAGAAAAAGTTAGTCAGAAAAAATGACCAGAGTGATATTATACTCAACCCAGTTATTGACAGCTTTTCGGCAAATAGATAAATATTCAAACAAAATCTTAAAGGAGAATCAAATATGCTTTGGGGAAATATAGATACTGCATCTGGTAACCAGAAGCCTGTATTTGCTAATACCACAAATGTCACATCGAGTTCAACAATTCATGGCGAAGCTGCTAATAGAAATACCTACTACGGTCAGGTATATGGTGTTTCTGCTACAGAAGCAGCAAACAATACTGGACATGGAAAGAAAGTTGTCCATGCTGGTTGGGTAAGCCAGAAGATTGGAACAGGACCTATCAAGTCAATTGGTTGGTCTGGTGGTACAGGGTATAACGCAGCAGGTTACTTGAGATTCACAGATGGAAGTGTATTGGGTAATGGAACTGGAGCAAATGCTTCATTCACCATTGCTAATACATTAAACACAATGCAATCATACTCAACAAATGCTTCATGGAACGTAATTAATAGCATCACCGTTAATGATGGTGGTTCACTATTCTCAAATTCAACATCTATTCTAGTTGAAGGTCCGAAAGCTATTACCAATGCAACATTTACAGTTGTTCTTGGTGGTAGAGGTGATCGCACAAACTATGAAACATTGGTAGCAATGGGTTCAATGGTTGGTGACGACGATAATGACAACGTATTCTTTCCAGGAACATAATAATGGTTAAATCGTTCAAGACTTTTCTAGATGAAGAAGTTGTATTGGCAGCTACAGTAAAGAGATTTTTGGTTGATATTGATAATCCAGCAGTTAGGGATCATATCAACCAAACTCTTGCCAATGAATTAAGTGCATCATTGACACCATACAACGCATTAACTAAGGCAAGAAAAGTCTTGGCAAACTATCATATCAACGTTGGTGCCACACCTTTCATGGAAGGTAGCAGTGGTGAACGTTCTTGGGTATTGAAACAGTTTGGTGAAATATCTGGAATGAATGATCAAGGTGAGGTTGTAACAAAGGATCCTAGTCCTTATACAATCGTATTTACCTGGAATACAGTTTCTGGTTGGTGTATTGCAAAGTGCAGAATTGTATCACCAGAAGAATTGAGTGAAGGTATATTATCTGGTTTGAAACATGCTACTGGTGCAAAGACCAAGTGGGGTGGAGCTATTGCATCCGCTGCAACTATCGCAGCAACCGCTGGTGCAGGAGCAGCAGTATGGCCAGCTCATCCAATAGTTGGTGCAGGAATAGCAGGAGCATATGCATTGAGAAAGATTATACAAAGAGCACGAGCAAAGAAACCAGATTTGGTTGAAGCACGTCTAACACCAGCTGAACGCAGAACAATCCTAGATGCAAGACGTATGGAAGCATCCATGCAGGGTCGCAAAGTGAAAATGCCAAGACCAAAACCAATGAGTAAGAAAGACGCAGAAAAGGTATTACAGGATGCAAAGAAAACTCATTTCAATATGGCAAGCAATATCAGAAGACTTCCAAAAGAAGCAAAGAAAGAAACCACTATCAATCACAGACCCGTGATGACAGTTGCACCAAGACCTATTGATCTTGGAAAGCATGAATACAAACTAGTCAAACCAACACCCACCAAAAGATATATGCCTGAACCAGATGTTAAGAGTGAATTTGATAAACATATTGATTCCTATAATAAGACTGGTAAGAAGGCCTACCTAGCAGCTGCAGAGCGAGCAGCTCAGGCTCACTATGCTTCCAATTATCCAGAATATCCAGAAGAAGCTCAGAAGAAACTTAATGATAGAATGCATGTTTTGGGAACAATTAGACAATCAAATCCAAGTCTCCTCGGAAGAATCAAGAAACTCTTTAGGGAATAGTTAATGAATGTTTGATGATTTGACAGATGATAACTTTATGATATATGCCCTGAAATGCTACTCAACTCCAAATTGCATAATCTCAGAGTTCAATGAAGACTTCAATAGGATAAAGTATATCAAGAGATTATTCAGGAAATATAAAGATACTGGAGACTTGAAGGAAAGATTAATACTGAATCACATCATAGTCCTAGGTAATGTTTTTGGTCCAGAAGCAGTATCTAGGATACTTTTTTATAAGATAGATGAGGAAGACTATCCATTACTCAAATCATTCCTAACCTATCTTAACTTAATGCCTAAGCTGATTAGAGGAATACGAGGTAAGGATTACTTGAATTCTTCTCTTACAATGGATTTCTTTGTAGCTAAGCGTCTTAGAGCTATCTAAAGCTTCCAGCTAAGGTATCATTATTTACTGGGACATAGCTTATATAACACTTGTCAAGCCCTTTGTCAAGCGAAAAGAGAAGAAAATGAGAAAAAAGTTTGTACTTAAAGAAACCCCATTTGAAATGGCTTTTTATCATAAGGACGAAAACTCACTTCATAGTAGCAAGGAAGATTACCGAAAAGGTAAGACTTCTAAGAGACTTGAAAGTAAAAATTTTGGTGAGTTCAAGGAAATTGGATCAACTCCCACCCATAAGATTTATAGGAAAATAATAAAACATAATCGTGGTACACACTCAGCTAGTTTTTTGGCAATGCATAAAGAGACTGGTGAACCTCATGTTTCTGTTTCTGGAAAGTATGATACTAAGAAAAAGAAATTAACAGTTAATCATCTTGCTGGCCATCCAAATAATACATTAAAGGCGCATGACTTCTACCATCACCTATTACTTGCTGGTCACGTAAAAAAACTAGTATCAGATAATACTCAATCTCCAGGTGCAAAGAAAGTGTGGCATAGACTGTCACAAAAACCTCATGTCAGTATGACAACTACTGATGGTAGAAAAGTTAACCCAAAAGACAGTATTGAAAAATTTGATCAAAAACATTATACTAGTGGCGCCAAAGAAAGAGAAATAGGTAAAAATATAACTGATCGGAATGAAAAAAGTAAAATACGTAAGAAAGAATATGCTAAAGCTAGGCGCAGATTTGTAGCAAAATCAACTCTTGAGGAAGAAGCACCAACCAATAGTGTTGCAGGTGGTGGAGTTCCTAGTCTAACAGATGGTTCAGTTGTACCACCAAAGGCAAGAGCATCATGGAAAGCTGCCAATGCAAAAGGCCAAGGTATCCTAAGACGCAAGATTGAAAGTCTTCCTTTAAGAGAGGGAACTTTTGCTGGAATGAAAACCTTTATTGTTCCTTCCCATGTGGTAGAAAATTGTAAATACCACAAGATTAAACATAAGCATTGGACTAAATACCTTGGGGAAGATGCAATAGGTGTCGCTATAAGAGAATTCGCAAATTCACATCCTGACGAAGCTATTATCCTAGAAGACGAAAGAACTGGGACAATGGTCTTCTGTAGGTACGGGAAGAAATAAATACCCTCCACATCAGTTAAAACTGATTGACGATACAATGTTATTGTGATATATCATGGTAACATAGGGAAATAACATGTCAAACAGAAACGTTGGTAATGACCAATCAAACCAGAGTTATGGTGGCATCGACATTAGAAATATCAGTGTTCCACTATTAACTAACATTTCTGTGATAACTTTTTTCTGCTGGTTGATTATAGGTGCTTTTGATGAAAAAGATAAGATTACTGATGATTTCAGAAAAGAGTTAAAAGAAACTACTCAGAAATTTGACTCTGACCTTAAGATGATTAAGGATCAGAATGAAAGACTATTGGAAAATTTCTGGACAAAGAAAGATCAGTTAATTTGGTGCTATGAGATACAAAAGAAGAATCAGGGATTCGTCTGCCCTGATTATAACTTCCTAAAGCAACAAGGTCTTTTAGGAACATATGAACAACAAAATCATTCAGGTTTTTTTACTACACCTAAAGAGAATATGGGAAACAAATAAGACTTGACCTCTAGATGATTTTGATGTATTATGACTGATTGATGAAACTGGATATATTGTCATGGCACTTTTTGTGGATATTAAATACGTTAATCTTGTGTCTCCGCGATTGGAAAGGTTTACACACCGGGAACAATATGTTTGGAACTTTAGGTGTCCAATCTGCGGAGACTCAAGAAAAAATAAGAGCAAGGCACGTGGATATTTTCTGAGAAAGAAATTCGGAATATATTACATGTGTCACAATTGCTCTGCATCCATGTCTTTGGGTAATTTCCTAAAACACATGGATAATTCATTATACAAACAATATAGATTGGACACGTACAAGGAACAAAATCACGCAAATGTTCCTAGACCAGACCCTCCCATGATTCCAAAACCAACCATTAAGACACCAGTGGTAAAAAGTCTTCCACTGGAATCAATCTCTGAGCTCGACGATGATAATATCGCGAGACAATATGTTATGTCCAGGAAAATCCCAAAGAAATTCTGGCACGATCTTTATTATGCAGAAAATTTCAGAGATTTTGCGGATAAATTTTTTGTGGGTCACGATAAAAAAATTCTCGATGAACCACGACTCGTAATTCCCTTTTATAATCAAGAGGGAATTTTGCAAGGTATCCAGGGTCGTGTCTTGGTGGAGTCCAAGGTTAGATATATAACAATGAAGGTTTGTGATGATGCAAGCAAACTTTTCGGACTTGATCGAGTGGACTTGACAAAACAAATTCTTGTTGTAGAAGGTCCCATCGATAGTTTATTTCTACCTAATTGTATAGCAACTATGGATTCCTCTCTCATTGGTGTAAAAAAGTCATTGGGAGAAAGAGATTACTTGTTTGTTCCCGACAATGAACCTCGCAATCCAGAAATCATTAGGGAAATTAAGAAGATCGTCAAAGCAGGTAATAAAGTTTGCATTTGGCCTGAGAGTGTAAAGGAAAAGGATATTAATGATATGATCAAGTCTGGTCTAACAGAAAAGCAGATCACTAATATCATCGAGGAAAATACAGTTGAAGGACTAGCAGCAGAGTTAAAATTTCAACAATGGAGTAAAACATAAAATGAACTACTTACTTTTCATCCTTCCTCTCATTTATGCAATAACAAATAGAGTAAGAGGATCATTGGGATTTGGTGGTGTCGTTGGTGGCATCGTTACAGGTCTTGTTATTGCATTCTTCACACAGAATTATATCCTTGCAGCATTGACAGTTGGTCTATACATTGCTGGTGAGTCCTGGGGTTGGGGTAAGTGGATCATTAGCGTACCGCATTGGGGTGATCCCAATTGGACACCATCACAAATTCTACTTGTTAGAACAGACGGCAAAAACAATGGTATCCACTGGCTTGCTAATAAACTTTGTTCACAGACAAAGAATTTTAACAGATATGCACAGATTGCACTGGCATTAAGAGGATTATGGTGGTGGGCTCCCATATATATTGCAATCGCAGCATTTGGACATGCAACCATAATTGGTACAGTTGTTGCCTGTCTTTTGTCACTGACATTCCCATTGTGTTACTATATCACATATAATATTGACAGTGTGAATTTTTGGGGATACGGGGAAATACTATACGGGTTTATTCAGGGATTGGCATTGATTTGCGTTTTGTTTGTAATTTGAAAGGAAAGTTGTTATGAGTGCTTATTTAATTGCAGTATCACATCCTGTATCAGGAGAATCACCACAAGACCTAATTGCTTACTGCGCAAGAGTGAGTAATCCTGCTAATCAAGAAAACTATGATACGGCAGAGAAACTACTGACATATTGCATTAGGAACAAACACTGGAGTCCGTTTGAAATGGTCTCCGTCACATTTGAGATTAATACCACAAGAGACATTGCACGTCAAATTCTAAGACATAGAAGTTTTAGTTTCCAAGAATTCTCTCAGAGATACGCAGACCCAAGTCAATTAGGTTTCACTGTGAGAGAAGCACGATTACAAGACACAAAAAACAGACAGAATTCTATCGAAACATCCGATGAAGAATTAAAGAAAACATGGAATGCAAAGCAAGAGCAAATTATCCATGAATGCAAACTTGCATATAAATGGGCCCTTGAAAATGGTGTTGCAAAGGAACAGGCACGTTCCGTTCTTCCAGAAGGATGTACCAATAGCAGATTGTATATGTCTGGAACACTCAGATCATGGATCCACTATTGTCAATTAAGAACTGCAAACGGTACACAGAAAGAACATATCGAGGTTGCAAAGGAAATTTGGGAAATACTTGTAGTGGAATTCCCATTCTTGGCAAGCATTGAAAAAGTAACTCTAAATGAATTGCTTGCAAGTCATATCGCAACCGAATTGGAAATCGAAGCAAGACAAACAGAGATTACACCGGTAACTGATACATTTACTAGACGGTATAATCTGGTTGATAAATTCTTGAGTATGATAAGGAAGAAATAATGTTATTTGTTGATACGGAATTTAATGGGTTTGGTGGACAATTGCTTTCTATGGGCATATGTTCAGACCAGCATGACCATGAATTTTATGCTGCCATTTACCCACCAAAGGAAATTCATCCATGGGTAAAAGAGCATGTTATGCCACTTATACTTGTTGATTATATTTCATATGGAGATTTTCAGCATAAACTAGTCCAGTATTTGATGAAACATGCAGACGAGGTAATTGTTGCAGATTGGGCCGAAGACCTTTCGCATTTGTTGCAATGTTTGGTTGGACCAAATGGATTTTGTTTTAAGGTATTTCCGAAATTGCAACTTATCAATTCGGGTAAATTATACCCCAAGATTCCACATAATGCAATATCAGATGCTCGTGCTTTGAGGGATTGGTATGAGAAAGAACAAGAAAAAAATAGGTAGGAGAAGTAAATGGCGACCACACAAAATTACTATCTTGAGGAACAAGATACAAGAACACTATTATCCAATACAAAGTTCTTTGAGAGTTATAGCAGATACAATAAAGACAACAGCAAATATGAAGTGTGGGATGAATCAGTAGCAAGAGTAATGGATATGCACAAGACCTTTTTCAAGGACAAGTTGGAAAAGGTTCCTGAACTGAATCAATATTTCCAGTATATTGAGGATGCATACAAGAACAAAAGAATTTTAGGTGCACAAAGATCATTGCAATTTGGTGGTGACCAATTACTCCAGCACCATATGAGAATTTACAATTGTACTTCTTCACATCTTGATCGTCCTGCTTTCTTTGGAGAGTATTTCTATATTCTCCTTTGTGGTGCTGGTGCGGGGTATTCAGTTCAAAAACACCACATTGCAAAACTACCTATGATTCGTCCTCGCACCAAGCAGGCAAAGATTCATACAATCGATGATACTATTGAAGGATGGGCAACAGCACTTAACGTTCTATTGTCTTCTTATTTTATTGGAGGTGGTGTTCATCCTGAGTATGAAGGTAGACGTGTTCACTTTGAATTCCATAAGATCAGACCAAAAGGTTCTGCAATATCTGGTGGGTTCAAGGCACCAGGTGCTGAACCACTTAAGCGTGCATTGGATAGAATTGAAACTCTATTGAATAGCATTGCCGAGGATGGTATTCTTCGACCCATTGATGCTTATGATATTTGTTGCCATACTGCGGATGCTGTCCTTTCTGGTGGTGTCCGTCGTGCTGCAACAATTTGTCTATTCTCCAAAGACGATGAAGAAATGATCAAGGCCAAGACTGGCAATTGGAATATGATCAATCCACAAAGAGCAAGATCAAATAACAGTGCAGTTATTAAGCGCGATGAAATCACCTATGAAGAATTCCAGAAACTTGTTGCAGTTGTAAGAGAATTTGGTGAACCTGGGTTTGTCTTTGTTAGTTCATACGAGCATTGCTTCAATCCATGTATTACAGAAGATAGTTGGATTGATACTAATTTGGGGTTGAAGCAAGTAAAAGAATTGATTGGTGTTCCTTTCTATGCTATCGTTGATGGTCAGGAGTATGAATCTAAGAAAGGTTTTTGGAAAACTGGTAAAAAAGAAGTTTTTGAAATTGAAACTTTCCGTGGTTATAAAGTGAAAGCTACTGATAATCATAAAATTCTCATTGAAAGAAATAAAGAAAGAGTTTGGTTAGAAGTTAAAGACCTAAAAATTGGTGATAAGATGGTCATAAACGAAAATTTGAATCTGGATATTGAAATTAATAGAGACGAAAAAGACCTTGGATGGTTATTGGGTGAAGTTGTGGGTGATGGTTGTCACAATCCTGAGAAATATAATTCATTGGTTAGATTTTGGGGGAATACAGCAAAAACTTTGTCTAAAAAAGCTGAGAGTATATTTGCAGAGAAATTCCCGTCATTATATTCTAGCAGAAATGCAAAACCAGTGTTCAATAAATTGAATGACACATATACAATATCAAACAAACCATTTACAGATTTTTGCTCATTATATTTAGAACCAGGTACAAAAAATATCAAAACGGAAATGATTGGCACAATGTCCAATTCATTTATTGCCGGGTTTATTTCAGGTTTGTTTGATTCTGATGGTACAATTAATTGGTCCAAATCATCTAACAGTCGATCAATTAGATTAACACAAAATAATTTAAATAGATTGGAAATGATTCAAATCCTATTATCTAAAATTGGTATTGCATCTTCGATTTATAAAGATCGACATCCAAACAAATCGTGGGAAAATTATGACAGTAAACCTATCCATGAATTACACATTTCACGAAATTGTATGGATAGATTTGCCGAAATTGTGGGGTTTTGTGATCCTAATAAACATAAAAAAATGAATGAAATGTTAAATTCACGTAGAAGGGTAGCTTATCGCGATAAGTTTATCTCTGAAATAATCAATATTAAATCTATTGGTGTCGAAACTGTATATGACTGCACAGTAGAAAATATCCATTGTTTTTCTGCAAATGGAATGATTGTGCATAATTGTGTAGAAATTGGTATGCTTCCTAAGACAAAGAAGGGTGTATCTGGATGGCAAGGATGTGTTAAAGGAGATACAAAACTTTTAACAAAAACAGGCATAGTAAATATCGGAGATGTTATTGATAAGGAAGTTGAAATATGGAATGGTAAAAAGTGGTCAAAAGTAAAACCATTTATTACTGGGTATGACAGAAACTTTTATAGAGTAAGCTTCGGTGATGGTTCTTATCTTGATTGTACTGAAAATCATAAATTCTTAGTGAAAAATAGATTCGATAAAGAGTATAAGGAAATGACTACTCTCGATTTGTTGCATGATGTTGGTAAATATACAATGCATGTTCCTAGATCAAATATCATTATGTCTGATGAAAACAGAAAAGATGTTGATCATGATTATGATTATGGATTTATTCTTGGTGATGGTACAGTACGTCAGAACAAGAGCTCTGCTACAGCAATAGTATATGAGCACTATTTCAATAGGAATTTTCCGGTAACAGGTAAATTACAATCTGAGAGAGTATGCAAATATAAGGGTAATAAGGTCAAAACATATTACTGGAACAAAGGTGATCTGGACCTGGAATTTGCTTATGATTTAAAGTACGGTTCTGAATTACCTTCTGAAATGTTTTCTCAATGGAGTAGAAAATCACTACTAAACTTTTTTGCAGGATGGATTGATACAGATGGAAGTGTAGGTAAAACAGGATGTAGAATTTATGGCACCGAAGGTCATATTAGGTCTGCACAATTATTATTATCTATGATGGGCATTAATAGCTCTGTTAATCTACAATCAAAAAGAGGTATAAAAACAAATTTTGGTGTTAGAAACAGAGACGTTTGGTATTTGCAAATTACAGAAACTAAAGATTTGTATTCTTATAAAAAGGAAATTGTTTCTGGTGTTCTCACTAAAAAGGGTAAATATCAGACGATAAAATCTATCATACCTCTTTCTGGTAAAGAAACTTCTTATTGTTTTGAAGAAAAGGAAGAACATTGTGGAGTATTTAATAATGTCTTAACAAAGCAGTGCAATCTTGTTGAAATGAATGGTGCACTATGCACAACACCGGAAGAATTCTACCATGCTTGCCGATGTGCTTCTGCACTTGCAACATTACAGGCAGCATATACAGACTTCAAATTTGTTGGACCTGAAACCAAGGAAATCTTTGACAGAGAAGCATTGATTGGTGTATCACTTACAGGATGGATGAATAGTCCTGATATTCTATTCGACAAAGAAGTCCTTAAGAAAGGTGCAATGATTGTCAGAGAAACAAATGAGAAGGTTGCTAAACTCCTGGGTATTAATCCTGCTGCAAGAACCACCTGTGTTAAACCTGCTGGTAATGCCAGTGTATTACTTGGTACTGCCAGTGGTATTCATCCCGAACATGCCAGAAAATATATCAGAAACATCCAGGTCAATAAGCAACAGGAAGTTGCATCTATCATTAGAACCATGAACCCATACATGGTGGAAGAATCTGTTTGGTCGGAAGGTAATGCAGACTATATCATTTCATTCCCAGTTATACCACCAAAAGGCTCTATTGTCAAGTCTCAATTGACTGGTGTTGACTTCCTTGAAAGAGTAAAGTTGGTTCAGGAAAATTGGATTGAACATGGAACAAACGAAGAATTGTGTGTTGACAAAACAGTTAGACATAACGTATCTAATACGGTTACAGTTAAAGAAAACGAATGGGATGCAGTATCAAAGTACCTATTTGACAACAGGAACAGTTTTACTGGTGTGTCAATGATCAGTGAAACAGGTGACAAGGATTATTATCAGGCACCAAATATTGAAGTCCTAAGTGCAGATGAAATCTCTAAGAAATGGGGTCCTGCTGCCTTCTTTGCATCTGGTTTGATCGTTGAGTCAACAAAGGGATTCAAAAATCTTTGGGAAGCAACAGCAATTGCTCAGTCTAATGATGATGACTCAAGTCAGGAACTAAAGGACATTCGTGCTGAGTGGATTAGACGCTTCAAGAAGTTTGCTTTGAATTACTTTGGTTCGGACCTGAAGAAGACAGAATATTGCCTGAAGGACGTTTATATTCTACACAAGTGGATGAAGATTCAAACCAACTTTGTGGATATTAACCTATCAGAACATTTGCATGAAATGAAAGAAACAGATATTGATACAATGGGTGCTCAGGCATGTTATGCTGGTGCATGTGAGGTAAGATGAACAACTTTTATGAAGCAATGGAATATATCCAGTATCTGATAGAGGCAAAGAAAAGAGGAAAAATTTCCGATCTTAAGATAATTTGGGACCATGATGAAGAAAAATTATATGCAGATTTATCCTTCAAACCAACAAAGGTAATTGAGTTCATAAATCTGAATTTCATTGCTGTCAATACGAATGTGTCATTTTCGGAAATTGTAAATCAGAAGGATACTATATAGACATGTTAGCTTTTAACACAAAGGAAAACTATGTCTAAAGAAGTAGAAAAATTATGTTTTTATGTTTATGCCTATCTTCGGAAAGATGGAACACCCTATTACATAGGAAAAGGTAAAAATAAAAGATGTTTAAAAAGAAATAAAGGTGACATTAACAAACCGAAAGATAAATCTAGAATTGTTATTTGTGAATCCAATTTAACAGATATTGGAGCATTAGCTATTGAGCGCCGCCTTATTCGCTGGTATGGAAGAAAAGATGATGGAACTGGTATTTTACGAAATAAGACAGATGGAGGAGATGGAACTTCAGGGAAATTCATTAGTGAACATACAAAAAATAAATTAAGAATGGGAAGATTAGGTAAAAAACATAATCAGCATACAAAAGAAAAATTAAAAAATATTAACTTAGGTAAGACTTTATCTGATTTTACAAAAGAAAAAATATCTTTATCAACTAAATTATCTATGTCTGATGATAGAAAAAAAAGGATAAGTGACTCTTTAAAAGGAAGAAAAAAACCGACAAGATCAATTGATCATATAAATAAACTTAAAATTGCTAATGTTGGTAAGAAATGGATAACTAATGGGTATATTACTAAAATGATTTTTAAATATGAACATATTCCTTTTGGTTGGAAATTGGGGAGGAAGATGTGTCACATAAAGAAGTAGAAAAGAAGACATGCCCAGAGTGTGAATCCACTTATAAGTTACTTTATGACTTGGACCTCACCTCTGGGTACCCCAAGTTTTGTCCATTTTGTTCATGTGAAATTTATGACGTGAACAAATATACTGACGAAGAAGAATGATATAACTATATCTCTCGTATTTTGCCTTTTGTTAGTCTTTTATTATATTCATATGATGACATTGGCACTATTCTTTCCTCAAAATCTAAATATTTAGCTTCTCCCCTTTTCAGCATTTTTACAATGTTTGAAGATGAACATGATAATATATTGGAAGCTTCCTTTAGTGAATTGTAAATTTTTTTATCTATTTCAATGCGATTTTTCCCGTTTTTACCACGGTTTGTTTTGGTGCTATGCTCTATTCTGTATTCTGTTTGACTATTCCAAATTTTAGTTCCATCAGTCACTTTTTTGCACACGGAATTGCGTAATGCATTTTTATGATCTTTGGAAATAGATTTTCCAAATTGGTGATTATTTTTACCTTTTTTCTTTTCACTTATTTTTGCTCTAACATCTTCCCGTTTAGCAATATTATTTTCACCTTTCATTTTTTCGCTTTTAATTTTTCTCCATTTATCATTTTTTCTAGTTATTTCTTTTTCTTTAGCCTCATAAATTTTTCTTTCTCTAACAAAAAATTTACCACCTATATTTGTGTTATAATAATCATCGGATAGTAATACATTCCTATCCCATTGTTCTTTCTGTTCCAGAAAGGTCATTTGTTTTTTATAGATGCATAAGTGCAAAATTGTCCGAGTAAAGTTTTCTTTTCCTTGCTTTATAACTTCTTCCATTAATTCTTCCGATGAAGAATAGTATTCTTTCCAATCAGATTCTTTAGTTATTTTTTTTCCGTGAGATTTGTTCTTTCTCCTTGTCCAAAAATGTTTTTTGCCTATATATTTTTTTCTAGTTAGATTATTCTCAATTAAATATATAAATCCTTCATAGGGATTTGGATCGGGGGGTGTAAATATTACCCCATTATATAACCATTCTGTCATTTTAAAAACTTCTTTCCTTTCCTGAAATTATTTTTGAATATTTATTGGATAAATATTTAGTAAACAGAATGTCTTTCCACAGATCACATTTAAAACTGTAATGTTATAACATAACAATAGGTATGTCTTCCACGCATAGCAGCTATTCGGAAATAACATGGATTCCCGCTTGACATGGGCCCCCCCTCATGTTAATGTGTCAGTCTATTGTAGAAACCTCGAACCGGGAAAGGGTCGTGCTATGTAAATAGGAATAAACGATATATATATGGAATTCGGAATTAGTAGCAGATATATTCCGAAACGGTAATTGACGGGTTATCTGCAATTCTGCTAAATTGCAGATAATTCGGACTTCTCCTTGAGTAAGAGAAATTGCAGTTACCTTTTATTGTGCTCAATTATATGATAGAATATGTGTTAAAATTTGAAAATGACGAGGCCTTTAAAAAACATACCAAGCGTCAAATGCATATTACCCGATAAAATGCTTCGGTGAGTATGTGTTGATTACCGACTTGGAGGTAAGTTGAATTCTTAACTCGTAAGAGTTTTAAATTGGACAGCCGAGGCGGATATTCTCGTATGGAAACGAGATATGGGTGGTTCGACTCCCCCGCAATTTGAAATTCGTCGGTAAAGTAACTGGAGATGAACCAGTTATTTCCATTGATACAGTTAGACCTCTGACGTTTAACTGTATCAGTCGAAGTAATGGTGAATAAAATGGGAACTATTTGACATGATTACTACTGATTCTATGGTTGATCGTTTGATGCATATTCCCCAGGAGGAACTTGCGGAAATGTGTTGTGCGGCCCACGAGGACCAATATGGTTTCAAGGGTCGTCATTTGCTGCGACATACGGTCCCGGAACTTGTTTCCTGGTGGGTGTCGCACTATTCCTGGAATGAGGAAACTCAATGCTGGGAATCGGTTTGTCCTTTCGAGGACGAGGAAGATTGGTATGAGGAAGAACCTTCCTCTTGGGAAATTATGTGCTCGGGTGAATAATCATGTCAATTTCGGTCAAAAGCGTAAGTACACAAATACAGTTTAAAAAAGAGGCTTGACAAATGTTTTGGAAGGTGTTATACTACACTTCTTTGATTGCGATACTATATATTTTCGTCCAATTTGTTTCAATCGCAATGTATGCGGCGGGAATTTATTTGGAAACTGTATATTATATCCCAATTTTCATTACAAATGCCCTAAATAATCTCCTATGGATATGGTTTGGGTATGAATTATATGAAAGTGGTTTGCTAGAATCAGAATAATCCAGGTTCGTTTAACGGGTTAAGACCCAGGATTGTGGATCCTGAGAAGATGGTTCGATCCCATCACCTGGGACCAATACCAGTGAGGCTGACTGGGTAGGCATTGCTCTCATAAGGCAAGTTAGATCGGTTCGATCCCGATCACTGGTACCAAATAGGAGATTATTATGAAAGTATGGGTTGTTATCGTATTTTATGACATAGGTGGTTATGAAGGATCCGATTCTGTTTGGGATACTGAAGAAGCGGCAAATGCTCGTGCAAATGCATTGAATGAAAAATATGCTTCTGATAAAGCAGAAGTTATAGAATATGAACTAAATAAATTACCTGAATGAATTTTTTATACGGGTGTGGTATAACGGCTGTGCCTCGGTCTCCAAAACCGAAGAATAGGGTTCGACTCCTTACTCCCGTGCATAGAGAACTCCGGAATTATAAATAAGCAATGATAAGACTTGTTGTAATTCCGGGGTATCTTAGATGTTTTATACAATTTATAAAATTACCAATAAACTTAACGGAAAATTCTATATTGGAAAACACCAGACTAAAGACCTAAATGATGGTTATATGGGGTCTGGTAAAATCTTAAAACGTGCAATTGCAAAACATGGTATAGATAATTTCCAGAAAGAAATTCTCCATGTGTTCCAAACCGAACATGAAATGAATAATAAGGAAAAAGAGCTTGTAACTTTGCATGAAATGAGTTATAATCTTTGTCCTGGTGGTAAAGGTGGTTTTGGATACATTAATGGAAATGGTTTGACTCACCATCCATCACGCATAGATATGGTAAAGTATTCTAAATTAGGTAATAAAAGAAAAACTGAGTTACTTAAAAATGATGAAGAATTTAGGAAAAAATATACTGAAAGTATTTCAAAGGCTAAATTAGGTGATAAAAATCCTAGAGGATTTAAAAATAAAAAACATTCCATTAAAACCAAAAAACAAATGAGTGAAAGTGCTAAAGGAAAAATTCCGTGGAATAAGGGTTTGTCCTGGAAAGAATGGCATCCTAAAGGTAAAATATAAATGATAGAAACACTTTTAATCATTCTGTGCATATATGTCATTGGAATGATAATCGATTATTACTTTCTTTATTGAGGATTTGTTATGGCAAGAATAAGTGATAAAGATGAATTGATCAAGAACGTTCTTTCACGTTTTAATGTGTATCAGGTGCATCAAATTATGAAGTACATGGGATGGACTTGGGCACCAAAGTTTGATATTCCTACGTGTGATGAAATTTATGAGGAAGCTAAACGTCTTCTCGAAGGTGTTTATGATGAAGCAATCTTGAAACAAGAAAGATCAACACGTTCAACTGGTGGTCTTTCAGCAGAAGCATATTTCTATCTGGACGATTTGAATTTGATTATTGAGTTTGTTCCTGTTAGTGCAGAATCGTGGTGATTGAAATAGAAGGCGCTATTATTTCTATTTTGGTTGCCGTTGTGCTTCTCATAATTGGTGCAGTCATTGATTATTACTGGTTAAGTTAAAATAGATAAGGCCCAGTAGCCGAGTTAGGTTTCTACCCTATTAATCGTAATCGGAGCTGAAAATGCGGGTTCGAGTCCTGCCTGGGTCGCCAATTTAGTTTTGTTCGGTCTGACATGGTGTTGCGAGACGGGGGTCCATGGCCCGTAGTAGCGAAGGAGAGAATGGTTTATCCAGGGTTCGAATCCCCCACCGGACGCCAAATTTTGAAATATTCCGGGATCGTCTAATGGTAGGACGGCGGCTTTTGGGTCCGCCTATCTGGGTTCGAATCCTAGTCCCGGAACCAATTTTTTAAAGGAGGTAGTCATGTTGTAAAACCTAATATAGGGAGACACAACATTGTCTAGAACATATCGACGTACTAACAAAGGCCAGAAAGTTGATTGGCTTCCTGAGATTTGGGAAGACGATCTAAATCCAGATTACGTTTGCAGATATGGATACCGTATGAAACTTTACTGCAAAGAAAAGGCAGAATGGGTCAAAAATAATCCTCACCGTAAAAAGGATATTAACGATTATTTCTGGTTGGATTATAGTAAGTCGCCTTCTCATTGGAACCACGATTATTCTACCGTTCCTAGACGAGCAAGCGACCGCGAACTTCTTCACAAAATTAAGAAGGGCGAACTTGATCCAGACGATACGGTATTCCGTGACGGCAAAAAACCAATAAAATATTACTGGTAAGATAGGATTAAAATGTCAATAGAAGATTTTTGGTTTAAAGTAAAACAAGCTTCTATTCGTTACCCTAATCATTTCAAGATTAGGAAACTCTCGGACCTGTCCGAAGAGGAGAGGAAGGATTATTTACGCAAGAAGGAAGACTTTCTTGCTGGGGTATGCAAAAAGACATACCAGACATGAAAAAAAATTAGTTGACTTCTTAAAGGAGTTGTGTTAAGTTACATACATACTAAACAAGGGCAGTATAGTGTCCTTTACTCATGTGCCTTCGGGTGCATGGGTTAGAATAAGCATCGTGAGGTGCCCAAAGGTGGAATGCCTACATACCACCACTAGCAATAGTTCGTCTATACAAGCCTGCTTGCTACCGTGAGGTAGGGATCATTCATAAAACGGGTGGTTCTAACAATAACGCAAGTGTAGTGGAAAGAACGTTGATTTAAGCGCCCGAAAGGGAAACGCAAGTCGATGGAAAGTAACAGGTGGTGCTGACTTCACTATGAAACCAACTTGTCAATTGGTACAAGAAAGGGTAGTATTATTGTCCGAGGAGTTGCATCCAAGGGCTTTAGTGCAATATTAATGGGGAATGGACAATAGGACATTTCTCGTGAAATATGACTGAGTAGACCGCAAGTCCAAAGGTACGTGGTGTGTTGTATTGGGTAATCCAAAAGATTATTCAGCAACAGAGGCAGCACATCGCAGTAGGTTAGAAGTTGCTCAATGGTAGAGCATCTGCATTTTACGCAGACGGTTGTTGGTTCAATTCCAACCTTTTAGGTCAAAAACGTAAAGACTGCCTCGGTTGTGTGTGAAAAATATCTAATACTTGAGCCGTAAGGTAATCAAGTCAGACGTAACTCGCAAGGTGAAATCTGTTTGTATTTAAAGTTTCGTGGCCCGCAAGGCTTAACAGTCCGCAAGACTGACGGGATAGAGAGTGCAGAATATCACACAATGTCAAGTCTAATGCATGACTTTAAACTGCGATATTGTTCGGATACTATTTGACCGAAAGGCAGATAGTGGACAACGAGAGAAGGCTCCTCGCAAGGGATGCTATAATGCTCAAAGTCCGAATGCAAAGAGGTGTAATCTCAGCCTTTTCTATTTAATTTTCCGGCTGTCGCCTGGTGATAAGGGTACGAGACTTTCACTCTCGGACTTCGCGGGTTTGACTCCCGTCAGCCGGACCAAATTTAGACAATCTTCGGTTATTATCANNTGATAATAACCGAAGATTGTCTTAGGTGAAATTATGGCATTTAGTTTTTCATTCTCATTCAAAGATTGTGTGTATAAAAAGGATATGCACAGAATCTATTTGGATAAAAAAATGGTATCTCTTGATACTCAAAATACTGTACCTCCGGAATATATTACTATTGCTGGTAATCTTAGGTCCATTGTTTTTAAATATAGTGGTTATTTACCCCAGGCTGATTCTTTTTTTTATCGTGTTTATGATCTAGAAGAAAGAGAAAAACTTAGGCTCCATAAAATAGAATTACAATTGTTTATAAGATAATGCCTCGTGTTCCCGTCGGGCGTCTGTAAAACGTTTGCTTATAATAAAGATGGGTGGTAGCGAAATGGTTCGATTCCTTCACGGGGCACCAATTTAACAACATAAGGAAACTATATGATACCA